GAAAGCTATTGCAATGGCAATGATTTTCGGATAATAACAATAGAAGGAATTAATTATGGCAAATCCAAATATAGTATCAGTCGCAACCATTCTCGGCGGTAATGCTGGCTGGAATTTAACTAATACTGTAACTACGACTTTAGTAACAGTTACAGCTGAGTATATTTTAAAAATTAATCGAATTGTGTGTGCTAATGTTCATGGAAGTGCAGCAGCAACTTTAAATTTATACGTTGACGGCATGGGATCAGGTACAACGGGAGTTACCACTACTGGTGCAGCATCTGCTACTTATTTAGCAAAAGTTATTTCAGTTCCCTATCAATCTTCATTAGTCGTTCTTGACACCCCTATCTATCTTATGGAAGGGGACATTTTAAAAGGCGGCGCTAGCGCTTCTACAGCACTAGACTTATATATCTCATACGAAACGCTAATTGATTAGGAGGTAATATAATTCTATGAGTAATGGCGGAATTATTGGACCTACTAATACAACAACCATAGGGGTATGGTCTCAAGCAGAACAATATGTCAAGTCTTTAAATGGAACTTGGGGCAGCTAGATATTTACAAAGCCTAAAAATTTTTATATAAGATAGGTAAGGATATGGAAATATGGCACATTTTGCAGAAATTAAACAAGTAACGGACCCAACAGGATTTACCAATGACCCACACTGGGTGGTACAGAGGGTTGTAGTAGTTTCTAATGAACATGTTCCAAGTGATAAACATGTGGACGGAGAAACGTGGTGTATTAAATTTTTTGGTCCCCATACCACATGGAAACAAACTTCTTATAATAAACATTTCAGAAAACACTATGCAGGCAGGGGATTCATTTATGACTATGCCAAAGACAAATTTCTATCTCAACAACCTTATGCATCATGGTCTTTAAACGCTAATGATGACTGGGTAGCGCCCGATCCTTTTCCTCTAGGAGATCAAAATAATTATATTATCAGGTGGGATGAAGAAGAACAAAAATGGAAAGGTATTAAAAAAACATTTACCGATGGTGGTAAAAATAGAACTAATTGGGACTGGGATCCTTCAAGTTTAACTTGGGTGTTCGTCAGTAATAAACCAGACCCTTCATAGGAGAATTTAATGGCCAAATCAGGCAGCATAACCGGTGGTATTATTGGAAAAGTCAATAAGGCTTCTTTCGGAAAATGTACCACTACAACTACTAACGCTACAGCAACTCTTACAACTCAACCAGGAACTCGAGCTATTAACGCTCTCGTCGTAGCAGGTGGAGGTGCGGGCGGTGGAACCTTTAGAGGAGGCGGTGGTGGAGCTGGTGGGTATAATTGCCAAACTATGATTCCGGTTTGCGGACCAACTCCCATAGTCGTGGGAGCTGGTGGAACAGCAGCCGCTGGTGGAAATGATGTTGGTGATACTTCATCTATTGCTACAACATTTACAGCAACCGGTGGTGGTGGCGGTGGTTTATATGGATGCGGATGTAAAAAAGGAGAACCCGGAGGATCCGGAGGTGGTGGCGCAGGATGGGATAGTGCTCCTGTTACCGCTCCTGAAATTGCTGGAGGATGTGGAGTTGCCTGTCAGGGAAATCCTGGTGGAGGCGGTAGTCTTACTCCCGGAATTCAAACTGGAGGTGGTGGCGGAGGTGCAGGTGGTGCAGGATGTGGTACTGGCCCTCAACGACCAGGTGGAGCAGGAAGTTCTGCTTCTCCTTTATCATGTACAATTTATTCAGGTGGTGGCGGAGCCGGAGCTTATGGTGGAGGAACCGCAGGAGCCGGTGGATCAGGAAATACCCCCGGATCAGGTGGATGTGGCCCCCCATCTGCGGGTGGAACTGCGCAAGTCAACACGGGTGGTGGCGGAGGAGGAGCCGCTGGTCCTCCTAGCGCTGCTGGTGGAGCAGGTGGCTCAGGACTCGTTATAACAAAAGAATTAAGTTACACATCAGGGATGTGGCCTCAACAATCACAATTTCAATCAATGGACGATGGCACATGGCCCCTTCCCCCAGCTGTTAGTATGTCTACAATTAATTTATTAGTAATCGCGGGCGGCGGTGGAGGCGCTGGTGGACAATCGGGAGGATCAGGTGGCGGTGGTTATCGTTTCTGTACTACTATGCCAATTAGTCCTGGTAATACCTATAAAGTTACCGTAGGTGGAGGAGGAGCAGCTGCCTCAGGTCCCCCAGGCGCGATGCCTGGTGGTTCAAGCGGAGTTAATTCTTCTTTTGACACGTTAGGACCAGCGTGTAACGTGTATTCAGCTACCGGCGGTGGTGTGGGAAGTTACGGAAATAATGCTCAACCTTATAATACTCCAATCACAGCTATGGGTGGTAATCCCTGTCGTAGTGCTCCAGGCGGATCTGGGGGCGGTAGAGGAGAAAGTAATATTCCTTGCGGCGGAGCTCATGCTGGAAATAAAGGTGGATATAGTCCACCTGAAGGATTTGCCGGAGGTGTTAACTGGAGTCCACCAGGACAATATGGAGGACCAGGCGGCGGAGGTGGTGGCGCAGGTGCTGTAGGTACTCCTATCCCAATTAATACTACTGCAGGAGCCGGCGGTGCCGGATCAAGTGCATGGCCAGGAGATTGTACATTAAGAGCTGGTGGTGGCGGGGGTTCTAATGGCTCAGCTATTTATAGTTCAGGAGCTGGAGGCCCTGGTGGTGGAGGTAAAGGAGGAAATACATGGACTGCCCCTGCGGCATATGGTGGTGCAGGATGTAATTCAGGAGGACAAACTAACACGGGTGGTGGTGCAGGTGCTTCAGGTCAAGGAGCAGCCCCATGTTATACCATGCTTTCTACAAATGGTGGATCAGGAGTCGTTAAAATTCAGTTTCCCGATGCTTATGCATGCAAAGGAATCACAGGCGGATCACCTGCTTGTGGAGCGGCAACACCAGGATGTACTCATACTCATACTTTTTTAGCAACAGGCTGTTTTGTAATTCCTTTCTAAATAAGTTATAATAAACTTAAAGAAAGAATATGGAATTGTTAAATCTTAAAGCTATCCCCATTGCTCATGATAAAAATGCTTATTCTATTAATAAAAAAGAATTAACTGTAATAAAAAAAACAAAATATAGAGAGCCTCAAGAGGGGCACTTATTATCTAAAAGTATATCTCTATTAGACCACAAAGGATTAAGTTCTCTTAAAAAATTTATTATTAAAAAAACTGATGAGTATGTTCGAGATGTTTTAGAAATTAAAGATCAAGTTTATCTTACTCAAAGTTGGTCTACTATTAATACTACTAATGCATCTCATAAGACTCATACTCACCCCAATACATTTATAAGCGCAGTTTATTATGCTCAATGTAAAGATGGTTTTTTATGTTTTGATTTACCTACCACCTCTATCAGGGAATGTTTAAATCTTCAATTTACTATTAATAAATTTAATATTTATAATAGCCAAGTTTGGGAATTGCTTGTTCGTACAGGAGATATTGTTTTTTTTCCAGGACATATTCGTCATGGCTCTACGGTAAATAGACTTGCCGAAGATAGAATTGTGATAGGGGCTAATTTCTTTATTAAAGGTAAATTAGGATCAACAAAATATGTAGACTTACTTGGAGTTCAACCTTTAGAATTAAAAACCTAATGCCTTTTCATCAATTTTTGAACTATCATCGTGTTTATTCTTTAGAAGAAGTTAAAAAAATCACTAAGTCCTTAGCCCCCGTTCTAGAATCTGCTGCAATGAATACTCAACAAGGACCTAAAGGATCGATTAAAGACTGCACCGTTTCAGTGGCTACCTGGGGAAAGACCAAATCTTTTTTAAAACCTTTTATTGAAACAGCTTTTCGTATTAATGAAGAAATCTTTGGAGTGTACCTTTATCCTATGAGAGATGATATGACGTTTATCCATAATGTCTATCGACCCGGACAACAATATAGTTATCATGTGGATGAGTCTGCCAATCCTCCAAGCTCGTGTAAACTTACGTGTTTATTAAATTTATCCATTCAACCCTATACGGGGGGTGAATTTCTAGTTCAACCCGGAGAGGAACATCTAATTAAGGAATTTAATATTCCTGGAACCATGGTCGTATTTCCTTCTTTCATACTTCATAAAATAAGGCCTATTAAAAAAGGAACACGCATTTCATTGGCTGCATTATTGGAAGGTCCCAAGTGGACATAATTGATTTAGATCAAATTGACTAATGAAGGATAAATGTTATAAAAAAGAGGAAAGATGAATATAAATAATTATTTTTGGTGGTTTAAAAGTGCAGTTCCCTCTCGCATCTGTGATGAGATAGTGAGGTATGGCTTACAGATTAAAGAAGAAACGGCCAGGACCGGGGGATATGGAAATCGTAAACGATTAGATCAACAACAGGTTAAAGATTTAAAAACGAAAAGAGATTCTAATATTGTTTGGATAGACGAGAATTGGATTTATAAAGAACTTCAGCCTTTTATCCGTCAAGCAAATACGCAGGCTGGTTGGAACTATGAATGGAATCATTCTGAACCATGTCAATTTACCAAATATAATAAAGGCCAACACTATGGTTGGCATTCTGACGGTTGGTACAAACCCTATGATCAACCTAATACACCTAGTCATGGAAGGATAAGAAAATTATCGGTAACTCTTTCCTTATCCGATGAAAACGATTATAAAGGAGGAGAACTGGAATTTGATATGAGAAATTTGGATCCAGATATAAAAAGAAATACTATGATATGTAAAGAAATTAGACCCAAAGGATCCCTCGTTGTCTTTCCTTCTTTTGTATGGCATCGAGTAAAGCCCGTGACTAAAGGATCCCGATATAGTTTAGTAGTATGGAGTTTAGGATGGCCTTTTAAATGAAAAACAAAGACATTCAAATAGAAAAGAATTTTTTACCTCCTATATTTTTTAATAAATTAAAAACTATACTTACCAGTCAGGAATGGCCTGCTTTTCCATGGCATTTCTCATCACAAACAGTTTACGACCCCTATTTTAAACAAGATGATCATTTTATGTTTACTCATATCTTATATTTTGGACTTCAACAGGGGGCTTCGGTTTGGTTTAAAGAATTTGAACCTATTGTTTATTTTCTAGATAATAAAATTAAACTAAAAAAATTATTGAGAATGAAACTTAATCTTTATACCAATCAAAATAAAATAGTGAAACATGGTAGTCATACCGATATAAATAAGGAGGACACACCGGTGCCCTATGTCACGGTTTCCATATTAAATTTTACGACTTGTAATGGAGGAACGATAATTAAAGGGAAAAAATATCCTTCCCATGAAAATGAAGTATTAATTTTTGACAATGTAAATAAACATTCTGGAATAGTACAGACAGATACTCAGGCTAGAATAGTTTTAAACATAGCAACAGCATGAAAAAGAAATTAAAAAAAGCTAACAAACCTGAAACTCTCAATACAGAACATTATTTTATTTCTCCTATTTATTTTACAGATAAACCTGAGTGGGTAAACGATTTAAATAAAGCCGCCAATCCTTTTATTGAACAGTCACGTAAAACTAACTCAACTGTAATTAAAAAAAGAAATAAAAAATTTGGGAATAAAGGAGAACATCCCTGGGTGCATCACTCTACTTCCTTAATAGGAAATCTGGAGTTTAAAGTGTTGCAAGATTATATTGGAGCCACGGCCTGGAATCTATTGGATGGACAAGGCTTTGATTTATCTAATCATACTATCTTTGTTACTGAGTTATGGGTTCAGGAATTTTCTAAAGATGGAGGAGGACATCATACCTTACACACTCATTGGAATGGCCATATCTCTGGCTTCTTTTTTCTAAACGCCAGCGAAAAAACTTCGATGCCTGTTTTTGAAGATCCACGAGCGGGCCGAATGATGAATTTATTGCCTCAAAAAGATCCTTCTAAAATAACTGTGGCCTCTCATCAAGTTAATTATGTGGCTAAGCCTGGACGTCTAATCTTTTTTAATTCTTACCTCCCTCATATGTATTCAGTAGATAATGGCTATGAACCTTTCCGTTTTATTCATTTTAATATACAAGCTGTTCCTAATGCGGTATTAGGAAAACCTTATCAATCTACATGGTTAGAGAGACAACAGGAGGCTAAAAAAAATGCCAGAAAAAAATAAAATAATTCATCTACCTAAACTTCATCAGGCGATGGGTCCTACTCATAATGCCTATATCAAAGCTATGCTGGGACAAGTTCATACCCAACGTCCCAATGATATGGTGGAAACCTTGATTAACGAAAGAAAAAAACAACTCATGAAAGAGAAACATGTTCAAAAAAACAAAGTATAAAGTTTTAAAACAAGCTATTCCTCTACAACTCACTCAGTTTTGTTATTCTTATTTTTTAAACAAACGCAAAGTTGCAAGATTCTTTTTTGATAACAAATGGATATCTCCTTTTGCCCAAGAATGGGGAGTATGGAATGATCCACAAGCTCCCAATACTTATTCTCACTACGGAGACATGGTTATGGAAACATTGCTTCAAGGTTTAAAAGGAAAAATAGAAAAAGAAACCGGCTACAAGCTTCAAGAGGCTTATGCCTATGCAAGAATTTATAAAACAGGAGATGTGCTGCATCGACACAAGGATCGTTATTCCTGTGAAGTATCCACCACTTTACATTTAGGAGGAGAGCCCTGGTCTATTTATCTTGACCCTACAGGCAAGAAAGGTGGGGCTGGAATGAAAATGGATCTTAAGCAAGGAGACATGTTGATTTATTCAGGTTGTGATCTTGAACATTGGCGTGAAGCTTTTCCCGGTAAGGATTGTGGCCAAGTTTTCCTTCATTATAATGACCGAACCAAGAAACAGGCTAAAGAAAACCTTTATGACAAACGTCCTTTTCTAGGACTTCCTGCATGGTTTAAAAACTTTAAGTTGCCTCCCACTAAAAAATAAGATATAAAAAAGACTGGTGTGGGGGATCTTTCCACCACAAAGGTCTTCTACGCCTCTTCATAATCTGTTGATATCCCCTCTGATCTAGTATAATTGTATTCTAAACGGAATTTTCTATGCTACAAAAAATAGGCTTTATGCCTGGTTTCAATAAACAAGTCACTCCTACTACCGCTGAAGGACAATGGATTGCTGGTGACAATGTACGTTTCAGATATTCTACTCCTGAAAAAATAGGGGGTTGGGCTGAACTTGGGGAAAGTTATTTAACCGGTCCCGTACGAGCTATTCATCATTTTGTGGATAATATCGGCATCAAGTATGCTGCCCTAGGAACCAACCGAATTCTATATGTTTATTCAGGAGGAATCTTTTATGATATTCACCCTATTAAATCCACAACCACTTTAACCAGTGCTTTTTCAACGGTGGGAACGAGTCCAGGTCCGGCTACCGCTGCCGTCACTCTTACTTTTTCCACTCCTCATGGGATTAATGTCGGAGATATTATTCTCTTAGATGGATTTACTACGATTACGGGATCTAATTATGTAGCCGCTGATTTTGATGATAAAAAATTTATGGTCACGACCGTTCCGACCACGACGACTTTAACCATTACGATGCCATCCGTTGAAACCGGAGCGGGCGCCACGACTTCAGGAGGCATTCGAGTTCAGGCATACTACACCGTAGGTCCAGCCCAACAGTTGGCCGCTTATGGTTGGGGAATAGGACAGTACAGTGGTACCGTGGCCGGTGAACTGGATACGACTTTAAATGGAGGATTAGATCCAGATACAGCAGGAACCGGAGGAGCTGGAACTTCAGTAACTTTAACTTCCACCACAGGATTTCCCACTTCTGGAACTGTTTTGGTCG